TGGTCTCCTTGTCCGGGGTTTGCTGACTGAACACCTGCTTTTATTCCTAATCCCGAGGAAGCTCCAATAACCACATTTCCTTCAAGAGTAGCACCATAACCGCTTACACCTATATTTCGGAAAGCTCTCATACCTAATACAGTATTTTGTACAGGAGCAGCACCCGCACTATAGAAAATGTCTGCCATTGCTTGATGACCTACAATCGTATCATTGACATGACCACTCGGTAGTTCTGAACCTAAGTTTGGATTACCTGCAGAAAAACCTATACCTATACTTCCTTGGTTGTTAGTCATTCCCTGAGTAGTTGCGTCTACTGAAGAACCTAATGCATTTTTAGATATAGCGACATTATTAAAACCTACGGTATTTTCTTTTAGTGAATCAATACCTATAGCAATATTGTTTGTTGACTGTACTGATTTAGCCAAAGCACCTACTCCTAAAGCAATATTTGCACCGGGTTCTGCAGCAGCAGTTACAGGGTTTATTCCTGAAGTAAATGATTCTAATGCAGAATCTCCTATTCCAACATTAAATTGAGCAACTGTTTTATCTGATAAAACTCCTGCGTTTTTTCCAACAAACACTGATTCACCTGTTCCTGTTATACCAATTAATCCACCAACATTTATTGTAGTTGGCACGGTTGTGGAATCTTGTGTTATTACTGAATCTACATAATCAACTCCATTAGATATAGGAATAAATAAATCTGTAACTATACTTGGAATTGGTGGAACTAAACTTATGATATCACCTATGGTATAGTTCTTAGTTATATTATTATCATTAACATCCGTACCAATAACTTTATCATTAAGTTGAGGTGTGGAATCAATTACATAGGTAGATATTTTAGCCATATTATTTCTTTTTTACTTCCCCTGTCTGTATATTAATGACAGAGTCTTTTCCATATTTTTCTATAAGTTCTAACTCTAACTTATTAAACTGTTGGGTCAAAGCATTTATTTGACCATAATACTCTAGCTTTTGAACCTCTAGGTTACCTAAAGCTAACTTTACTTTGTTTAAAGAATCAGTTGCCTCTCTCAGAGACTTTAATTCTTCTTCAGTTAATTTTACTTCTTCACTCATGTTTATTTAATTTAATTTATACAAAGATACTATTTTTTATTTTTTATCTTTTCAAATGACCTTCCTCCAAAATATGCGGATATTACAGTTATTAAAACAAGCTGAAGTAAATCCACCCAATTGGCTTTTACTTCAAATTGTATAACTCCTGCATCTATAAAAACTAGCAGCACAGTTGATACAACCAAAAATATAAGAACCATAGGTCTTACATTCTTTGATAGCCACGAACTGCTTTCCATATCGGTCTTCCATCTTTCTGTAATATTCTTTTCCATTTCAGATTCATGACTCATAAAAAGCTCTGTCATTTCTTTTTCGAACTGAGCTTTTTCTTCTTTGGTGTGTACAAACTTATCAACTATGTTTGACAAACCTTCTGCCACATTGGTTCCTGCTCCACCAAATATTTTATTTAATAATTGTTTCATAACATACTGTAATTAGATTTCACATCAAAGCTTGGACACGCTTTACTAGAAAACTCATTGTGTCCATGAATGGTTGCATCGGGAAAACATTTTTTTAAAAACAACAACAAATTCAGCATACTTTCTTTTTGCTCGATTGTTCTTGTGTCTTTAGGTGTTTTACCATCTTTCTCAACTCCACCGATATAACATACACCTATGCTGCTTTTATTCATGTTCTTCACATGAGCTCCAATCTCGTCAACCATTCTTCCAAACTGAATGGTTCCATTAATTAGTATTACAAAATGATATCCACAACCTCGCCATCCACGAGCCTTGTGCCATCGGTCTATTACTTCAACATCAACAGAATCATCTCCTTCTCGTGTTGCTGAGCAATGTAAAATAATTTTATCTATATCTCTCATCTTCCTTGTCCTATATATTTTTTCTTATATGCGTTTTGACTCCGACTTGCATTCTTGGAATGAACACCGGGTCTCTTTTTTTTGTGACGAAAAGAATAAGTAAATAAAACTTTTCTAGCCACTAGCTTTTATCTTTCTTGGAGTTTTGGTAAATTTTTTGGACTGTGTAAACGATGGTTGCTATAAGGAGGATAATTTTCAATGCCATTTCTATCTCAGTAAAAGATATTGCGAAGACGCTAGAGTTGATTCCGTAAAGTTTTAAATCTTCGAATTGCATGACACTACTTCATATATTACTTCTAATTCTTCGATACCTGTAGTGTTATCTGCTATCCAATGGTCCATCTTAAAATACTGAATCACCTACCACGCCTTGTAAAGAAAGAACTTTTGTTACTTGAACCGGTAGTACATAAGGTAGAGCGTCAACAGGTACTTCAAAGTCTACAGTTTCTCCTCCTGCTGTTACAACTTCTGCTGTTACAAAAGTTTGCTGTGCGGTAGCTCTTCCTATATAAAGTAAAACTCCATCAGTTTTTTTTGCGTAAGCAAATATTTTTTGATTTTGAAAAAAGTTACCTGATGTGTTTACAATAATAAAATCATCAGCTACTGTTTCAATTTCTCTTCCAAAGCCATTTGCATTTATAATTACCATTCCGGGTTTGATACCGGCTTGTAATAAAGTAGCTGTTCCTACAGTCGGAGCACAAAATATTTTTCTGTCGGCAGGTACTACTGAACTAATAGTAAGCTCAACACTCTTTGTGGTTTGGTCCACTATTGAACTATCCCCAAAAGTATTTACCAACGGTTCTTGTGCGTGTTGAACATTAATTGTATTTTTTAAATATCCCATTTCTTTTATCTTTTATAAGGGAATATCCTATTTAGAGTATCCCTTCTTTGTCCGCATCCGCAATCGGTTCCTGTAGCTTCACTAATTGTATCAACTACTTTTTTGATTCCGGTTGCAGTTGTAAATTTTTCTATTGTATCTCCAAGTCCTCTTGAGGCTCTTGGTGATTTGTAAGGTAAAGGTTTTTTGTATTTACCGTTCAATATCATAGCACAAAGATAATTATTTTTTACACAAGCATTCTGCTATAGGACATTCCTTGACATCAACTATAAGTTTTGATATCAACCAATTCCATTTGCATAATAACTTACACCAAACTTTCTGAATCCAATAGCCTAACTTTACTAATAATTTTCCCATAATAATTATTTTTTACAACCGAAGTTCTTAGCAAAGTTAGCCATCTTGACTACAGGTGCTTTGTACTTGTCTTTGTTTTTCATTACAGCACTCGCTGCAGCACAAACAGATTTACCCGGCATATTCTTTTTTGCCCATGCGGTAAACTTTCCCTGATTGCCTTTGCTAATCATTTCGCCTAAGCCTTTTTCAGCCATAATTATTTTCTAATTAAACTACCTAAATGTCCGTGGACATCACTTGGATAGTGCTTGTCTTCTTTCATTGAGTGGTCTCCTGCATATGCGTGACCTGATAAATGTTTTTCTTCGCCTTTAGATTCATCTCTACGGTCTTTCATACTTTGGCTTTTTGGACCTTTGTCTTTGTTACCGATTGACTCGTCTAATCTTGCGTTATAACCTTGATGCTTCATTTTAATAATTTTTTAAAAAGTTTATTCTACAAATATACTAATATTTTCCTTGCCTATTTTTGGGAGAAGACTTCTTGCTCCCACCCGGTCCGGACCATAAAGTTTTACAAGCCCAATACCTTGCTGTTAGTTTTGATTTGGCACTACCACATTTATGTCTAGCTCTAAAACTTTTTCTTGCAGCAGCAGAATAATTATGACCATAACCTGTAGCTCCGAAGTGTATGAGTTTTTCTCTACCTCCCTCACAAGCCTTGACCATTTTCTTTTTACCTGCTCTGTCGCTTTTTACAACGACATTACATTTCATTTTAGATTTATCTGCCATCTCTTTTACTTAAAGCTTTCATGAGTTTCTTGAACTCATTATAATTTTTTACCCAATCTTTACTATCTCTGTTTCGATTGTATTGAGTAACATACCAATCCTCGCTATGCGTTTCTAACTCTTCCGGCACTTGTGTTACTTACAAATTGTCTCCTACTTCCGCCTTCTCTTTTTTTCTTTTTAGCTGTGGCGGCTCTTTCAGCTTTTGTCATTGACTTTGCTTTCGCTAATGGCAAACACCTATCAGGGTTCTTTTTATTCTTGCTCGTTCCACACGCACCAAGAATAGAACCATCGGTTCCTATACGAACCCATTTCTGTTCTCTCCACTTTTTGAGTTCCCCCATGGTTACTACATCTTTTTTTCGCTGTAGTAGCCCGGGTTGTCTTTCTTTTTTCCTCCATGTAGTTTTGCAAAAGCATCAGCTTGTGCTTTACCTACTGCGTTGTATGGGAATACTTTTTTCTTTCCGTTTACTGTTACTGTTGGCATAATTTTAAAATTTATTTTTTTCCTACAAATTTAGCTATACGGTCTGCTGCAGTTACTTCGGGATTTTTGTCTAATCCATATATAACGCTTTGCATACCTAAGCCTCCTTTTTTATTTCTATGTTTACTTCCTTTTTTTAACTTACTCATAATTCTGTTGTAGTTTTTGCAATTCTAATTTTTCTTGAGGACTCAAAGGATTCTTTAGTTTGAGCTCTAATATTTTATCAGCTATTGCTTTTAAATCTATCACTTCTTTTTCTTTGACATTTTTTGCATATCCTTGATATGCCTTTCAATTATTTTTGATTGTGCCAAATGCATCTTTGATGCTTTCTTTAATTGAGACACTACTGACCTTAAACTTTTATCCATAGTTATTATTTTTTATTATTATCCATGATACCTATTTTCTTATCTCCCGTCACTACTCCTTTTACATCCTTCAATCCTTTGTTAAATTTTTCTTTGAATGTCTCAAACTTTTGTTTTCTACATTCTTTTAACTGTTGCTTTTGTTGTTCAAAGATTTTGTCATCACCGGAAAAGTTTTTTCCTTTTCCTAAAATTAATGTTTTACATTTTTCACTCATAACTATTTCTTTTTCTTTTTTGCACCTTTAGCATAGTTGGGGTCTTTACAATATTTACTTGCCGCCATGTTTGCATATGCTGACGGGTATCTGTCAAAGGTTCTCTTTGCCCAAGCAATCCCTGCCGGACATATTTTATTACCTTTCTTTTTTGCTCTACCTTTTGCCATTAGTTCTCTATAAATATTTTATTTATTATTTTCTGTACTTCCTCTTTTGGAACTTTTAGCTTGAAGGATAAGTCAGCAGCATATTGCATCTTAACCTTTCCATCTCTTCCTAGTATAACTACAACCGGTACAGTTTTTATATTATCTCTTATGTGATAAGGTTGGTCTTCCAACCATGCATACTGTATTTTTGCGTTTACTATTCCTCTCAAGTCGTAATCGTTTCTGTCATTCCATTTATAATTAAAATGTATTACATTAACTTTCTCTTGAGCAAAAGCATTTACTCCAAAGATAAGAAGTATTATTAATCAAGTTAAATGAGAAATATTGCCGACAAAGCGATAAAGGTTACTTGGCCAGCAGAAGCATATAAGTCTGCAGGTGATGAGGATCAATTTATCATTGATTACTTTAAAAAGAAAAAGAGTGGTTATCTAATTGATATTGCTGCTGCTTGTCCTGTTTCAGGATCTTTATCCTTTAAGTTATTAGATACCTATGAATGGTTTGGTATTCTTGTCGAACCATCTGTTGTTCATGCTCAAAATATTTTAAGTTGTTATGGTGATGTTAAAGGTGTGGATTTTTATTCTGGAGCTATTCATAGGAGTTTAAAAACAGTAACTCTTTCAGAATTTAATGATCTAAATGTTGGATGTTCTCATATCTTTGATAAGCATCCTCATAGTGGTATGTCTGGTGATCGTTGTTATGAAGTTCCTGCAATGTCTATTACTGAATTGTTGGAAAAATATAATGCACCACAAGATATTGATTTTATGAATCTTGATATTGAAGGTTCTGAACTTGAAGTTTTAGAAGATCTTGATTTTAGTAAATATAATATTAAATTAATATGTATTGAAAATGGTGTTGAGTATGTGGATATTTTAAA